CGTCGTTGGTGTTGGGGCTCCCCGCATGCCGACAGGAGAGAGGTCATGCGGGGAGGGAATCGTTGTCAGACCGCCGCGTAGGACTGCAGGTAGCGGCTGTTGCCGCCGTCTACGGCGGGATCGAGCTGCCATGTGGCGGTCAGCGAGAGGCCGGACACCTCGCCGCGCGTATCCTGCGCCGGCTCGTTGCCGGTGATCTGGATGACGCCGAGACGACGGCGTTTGCGGCCGGACTTGTAGATGGTCTCCTGATAGGCGAACCATTTGGTGTCCTGGATGATGTCCTTGACGTGGTAGACGCCGGTTTCATCGGGCTTTCCGATGGTCATGAGGCGGGTGAGGTCGTTGTCCTCGGCGGCGGTGAACGCGAGCGTCAGCGTCGGGTCGGCGTTGAGCGTGTAGCCCGGCTGGTGGAATTCGGTGGCGTCGTCGCCGTCGCGGGAGTCCTGCGGTGCTCCGTCGCTGGTGATGAGGCCAACTGTGGAGGAGGAGGAGCCGAACACGTCGCCGAGTTCGGTGATCGGGTCCGCCACGCTGGGCGCGATCTGCGAGGCGGTCAGCGTCTTGCCTGCCACATAGGGGGCGACGATGATCTTCGACGTGAGTACGTTCTTGACGGCATTAAGGTCGTTGCCCTGGTTGTCTGCTGTCATTCCATGTCCTTTCAAACGAAAAGGCCCTACACATTGTGTAGGGCCTAGGAAAACGGTTAAGGGATTGGTTAGTGTTCGCCGACCGTCGAATATTCGACGATCAGGTAGTAGTGCGCGGTGTCGGAATCGTCGGACACCGGGTATGGGCCGTTGCACGAGGAATCATCCACGGAAACGATTGGCGAGCCCTTGGCGAGGGCGATGGCCGGATGTTCGGTGAGCGTCGCGTAGACGCGACGGGCGAGAGTCTTGCACGGCTTCTCGTCCTGACGGCTCCATCCGTACACGTTCACGCCAATCGAACGGTCGAAATGGCCGAGCCCGTCCGCGTTGCCGCCATCGTCCCGGACGGTGACGAGCGGATACGCGCCCTGATAGTCGGGAGGCTTCTTGCTGCCCACCTGCAAACCATCCACATCGGTGATATGAGTGCGCAGGTAATCACAGAGGAAAGCCTCCATGTCGGGAGGCAGTATCAATGTCATGTCTTCGCCGCCTTCAACGCCTTGCGGAGATTGCCGGTCTTGGATTCGACCAGCATGGTCTTCGGATCATGGCCGACCACCATGAAGGTGGTGCGGTGCGCGCGTTGGACGGCCTCGACCTGCAGGCCGTCGCGGTAGGCTCCCGTATCCACGGGCGCGTTGGCCTTGGCCACGCCGAGCGCCTTCTCGGCGGCACCTCGGGTCAGGGCCCTGACGCCGGCCGAGTTGAGCATCTGGTCGAAGAACGAGTCGTTGAAATGCACTTTGATCTGTCCGCTTCCGACCATCGGCTACCCCTTCCACTCGGTGAGCTGGACTTCCAGCGTGGGCTGCCAGCCGGTGAACGCGTTCACGTCACGGCTGGGGAAGCCGGACACCTCCCACATGCGGCCGTCCGCCGGTTCGGGTCGGATACGGTCACCAAGCCGGATATCCGCATTCGGGTCGGCGACGGTGAGCACCGCCGTGGAGGTGGTCTGCACGTCCAACACATCGGGCGTGCGAGTCGAAGTGCTCGATGCCAGGGCACCATGCACTTCCAATTCGACAGGATGCTTCCAATCCTCCGTGGTCTGCGCGGGATTGTACGGGTCGGCTTTACGCGAGGCGCGCAGCCGCACGAACCGTGTGGCCGCAGGCAGGCCGGAGGCATTGATGTCATCGATGATGCTCACGGCAATGCTCCCAGCTTGTACCGGTCGAGTTTCGCCAGCTCGTCGGCCATCAGGGTCACGTTGTAGGTGACGCTGCTGCCGTTGACCGACTGGGATTGGACGATGCCGGCGGCTGCGCTGCTGGCCCGTTTCGCCGCGTTGATGAGCACCCCCTGTACATCCGGCACCTCGTCCGGCGCATAACCGGCGTGGATGCGGTAGCGTATCGTGGCCACGCCGGCCGGGAAAACGCCGGCGGTGCATTCCACCAAACCCGTGGCGGGGTCGTAGGCGTAGTGCAGCCGGTTGCCGGCGATGTCGGTCAGCTCATCCACCGACGTGACATGGCGTGCGGGGAGGCGAATCACCTTGCCTCCCCGCGAATTGACCACGCCCGACAGTTCGATGTTCGGCGTGATATGCCAGCCGCACGTGCGACGGATGGCCGCCTGCGCCGCCTTGACCCAGAATGTCCCGTCCGCGTCGAACACTGTCGGATCCTGGATCATGTCGGGGATTGCCCCCGTGGAGGATACGACGCTCATAGCCCCTCGCTCTCAATGGTTGCGATGCTCGGGTCTGCGATTCGGGCCGTGAACTCCTGTGACGCTTCGGCTGGGAGGACTGACACCTCGAGTCTCGCCGTCTCGCCGACCCTCATCGCGAGGGCGTCGGGTTTGACGGCGATACTCTCGGCGTCAGGCGTCACTTCGCTGCTTTTCCCAGTGCGACCTTGACGAAAGCCTTAGGGTACTTGACCTGCAGGCCGATACGTTCGCGCACGCGGAACGTGATGAGATCGTTGGTGAAATCATCGGCGTGGGAGTTGGTGGACTCGGCGCGCAGACCGCCCTTGCGGATCACAGCGCCGCCGAGCTTGAACGCGCCGACCAGGACGGTGCCCTGCGCGATGGCCTCGGTGACCACGGTCTTGAGACCCCACAGCGGCGGATCCTGCATGATGGTGCCGTTGCCGTACTGGCCGTTGAAGTAGCCGCCGCCGTAGTACTGGCCGTTCGAATCCTTGGAGAGGCGGATGGTCTCGTAGTCGGCGGGGTTGATGACGATGGCGTCGGCTCGGAAGCCGGTGGCCACCGCGATCTTGGTGCGGGCCTTGAAGATGCGGTCCGGGTCGGAATCAGCCGCCTGAGCCATCGTCTGGATGTCGCGGGTGAGCAGGCCCTTGACGTTAGCGCTGGTGCCGTCGCCGGACAGCAGCTGGGTTTCTTCCAGCAGCTGCAGGTTATAGCGGGCGTGGTTGTTGATTTCGGAGACGATGTAGGACAGGTCTTCGGCCATGTTGTCGGTGACCTTCCACCATGCGGCGACCTCCTTGAGGCTGTCGGACTCCCAGCTGGGGGCCGGCAGATGGGTCTGCGGCTTCTTGCCACCCTCGCCCACGGTTCCAGCGTCGCCCTCGAGCGCGCCATACACCGGGTATTCCACGGTGTTGGCGTTGCCGCTCAGGGTGACGGAGCCGAACAGGTCGGCGACCACGAGCGGACGCTCATACGGCCAGACGCCGTCCATGTCGACCTGCGTGACCACCGGCGCGTAACCGGTGCCCGCCGTGCCGGTGCCCACCACGTGCGTGTCGGACGCGGCCTTGAACTCGCTGGAAGCGAACGGGTGCGCCTTGGTGCCGATGACGGTCAGGCCGGCCTTCTTCAACTCCTGCGCGTACAGGTCGCCAAGCGTCTTGACGGCGGGAGCCGCCTTTGCCTGAGGCTTGGCCTCGTCCACGTTCAAATCGTTGACGCCCTTGAACAGGTCGACGCGCTCCTGCAGGCGCTTGGCCTCCTCGAAGTGGTTCTTCAGTTCGTTCGCCTCATCGTCGGTGAGGTTCTCCATGCCCTTGTCGTACAGGGCCTTGACCGCCTTCTTCTCGGCGGCCAGCTTCTCCATGTAACCCATGGATCATCCTTTCTATTGGTTGTTTGCCAGCGAGAGGAAGTCGCTGATTTCCTTGGCCCACTGCGGGTCAAAACTCTTTTTCGCCTTGCCGGCGTCCGGCTCGGGCTTGTCCGAATCGTCCGGCGTATCGTCGTCCGGCTCGTCGTCGGGGGTTTCGGTGATGGAATCAAGCAGTTCGCCCAATGCCTCGTAGGCCGTGCGAATCTTGTCCTCGTTCGCCTTGCTTATGGCCCGGCCGGCCTTGACCTCGAGCACCTCGGCCCCCTGATTGGCGGCGACCTGCACGAGACTGATCTCAAATAGTTTGAGCTGGCGAATCTCCCGGTAGCCGTCCCAAGGGCTCTTCGCCTCCTCGTTTTCGACCCACGCGGTCTTCTCGGCGATGAAACCGATGCTCATCTGGTGGATGAGGCCACGCTTGAGCAGGTCGTAGGCTCGCTTGCCCTCCGCGATGTCGGTGTCGAGCTTCGCGGTGATGAGCAGGCCATGCTCGTCCTCCACGGCGCTCAACGTCTCCCCGATCACATCGTTCGGAGAGCCGTCCTTGTGCTGCCAGTGAATCGGAATGCCCGCGCCGCCCGCCTTGAAGTCAGCGGATAAGGTCTGCTCGAAGGCACCCTTGACGATCACATCGTCGTACAGGTCTTTCTCCCACGTGCTCGCGTAGCCGGAGAACACTCCTCCGCCGCTGTTGTCGGTGGCCTTGAGCTCCTTGAGCTCGTAGCCGAGATAATCAAGACTCATCTGAGGTTTCTCCCTTCGTCATCGAGTCCCATGACGCGCGGAAACCGGCGTCATACGTGTAGAGGCGTTTGAATTCGGCGAGCATCTGCTTGCCGTTCGGACTCGCGCCCTGCTGCGCGTTCTGCGTCTGTCCGCCGTCCTGCGGGCTGGGCTGACCGCCCTCGCTCACGTTGAGCGGGGTTATCAACTGGTCGCCGCCCGGCAGTTTCGGCCGGTCGAGCAGTTCGCGCGCCTCGTCGGTGGTCATGAACGGACGGCCGGTGGCGGTGGAGAGCGCCTGATACTGGGTCTCCATCGTGCCGCGCAGCTTCGCGTCCAAATTCGCCTTGATGTAGCAGTCCGGTTCGCCCACCGCCTCGGGCAGCGTGAGGTTCAACGCCTCCTCGAACGCCACCAGATACGGCAGCAATTCCACGTTCCACAGCTTTTCCTTGTATGCGGCGATGTTGCTGTTGGTGCCGGTGCGGAAGCCGATGTTTTCTGGGCTGATTTGGAATGCGAGGCACACCTGTTCGTTGATTTTTTCGCGTGCCTCCAAGTCGGCCATGTCCACCGGTTTGAACAGGTTGTCGACGGTGCGGATCTCCATGCCGTCTTTGAATACCGGCCATGTGCCGGCCATGCCGCCGCCTGCAACGTAGTTGCGCAGGCCTTGGGTGAAATCGTCGTAGTCGGCCTGTGACTCCCAGGGCATTTCCTTGGGCCGGTACACGTAGGCGGGTATCTGGTAGCCGTTTTCGGCTATCGATTTGCGGTATTTCGCCATCACCCTTGCCTCCGCGAGCAAGGGGCGCAGCACGTCGGTGATCGGGTCGCCGAGGTTCAGGCCGTCGATGTAGCCGATGTCGAGCACGATTCGCGGATCCGGCAGCCGATAGGTGCCGCCCTTGTTCTCGGCGACGCTGCTGATGGTCACACCTGTCAGCTCGCCGAAACCGTTCGCCGTGAGACTGTACCCGTCCGGGGGGATGCGGCGCAGCGTATTCCCGTCACCCGCACGATTGCTGCCGAGCGTGCACAACCACCTGTCCTCGAGCAGCATGTCACGGATGAGAGTCGCGTAAAACCTATAGCGGCTCATGCCCGGCAAATCGCTCGGATGGCGGATGAGCTTGGCCAGTGCGCCGTCGCGCACCTCTTCCGCGTCGCCGTCCGCGTTCTTCCGATACACCTTGAGCGGCAGGGAGGCGAGTTGGCGGCTGATGAAGTCCACGACAACGCGGACCGCGTATTCGCGACAGTACATGCCGTTCGCATAGCCGGTGAATTCGGCGTCGGTGGGCCAGCTGATGGCCTCGGGCATCGAATCCATGATGGTCGGTGTCTCCGGTTCAGCGTTCTTCATCGCCAGCACGGCCGGGCCGTGCAGCAGATTGTTCAGAAATCCCATCCACGGCTCCTTCGGAAGATGGCTAGAATGTGACTCGCACGTTGTGCGAGAGCTCGTATTTCGGTTTCTCTGGCTCTCCGCTCATCGTCTCGAGCGCGTACAAGGCCTGACTTTCGGCGATGAGGCCGGAAATGTGCATCGCGCTCTGGTTCCGGTCCCACACCTCGACCTCACCCAATCGGCGGGTCACGGCGACGTTCACCTGTTGTTCGATGGCCGGCTGGGGGAGGTGCCGGAGCTTGTTTTCCTTCACCCGGTCGCGGAAACGGCCGGTCGCGGCTCCCAAGCGGAAGCCCTCGATGAGGTGCACCGTCCAACCGGCCTCCGCGAGCGGATCCGCGAAGTCCACCGCCGGGCAGCCCTTGGACTGCACGGCGATTTCATGGATGTTCGGCCATGCCTCGCGAAGCAGCTTCAAGTACTTCGGCACCCAGAGCATGCCGTCACGGCGCACGATCAGTTCGACGTGCGGCAGGCCATCCTCGCGGTAGCCTGCGGCGGCGATATACGTGGTCTCTCTATCGGCGGAAGTATCCACGGAAAGCACCACGCGCCCGTCATCGGGGATACAGGACTTCGGGTCGATGCCGCGCTTCCACAGCTTCGGATTGATGTACGGCGTGATGTCCGCCGTCACCCACTGGCACAAGACCTCGGTGCGATACGCGGCCTCGGTCATGCCGTTGATGTCAGCCGAGATGCTACGAAAAGTCATCGGCCCATAACCCATGGAGGGGTTCGCCTGACGGATACCGTCAAGGTCATCCAGCTCGCATTTATCTGGAGCCGACCACTCGAAATACCCATAGGATGGGTCGTGCTCCTCGGCCCATTCGTCCGGCGACTGCTTGCCGGTTTCAACCGAAGCGTTCCACGAATCCGCCAGGGCACGTCCCTCGTCGACGACTCGGCGCAGCACGACGCTGCGATAGTCGCCCGCGTTCGAGATACCCCACAACTGACTGGACCAGATGGCCTTCGTGGTCTGACTGACCGCGTTCCAGCCATCGTCGGTGTGCTGCTCTCGCAACTCGTCGAACACGACGCGGCTGGCGCTCTTGGAACGGATGTTCTTGTCGGCGCGCACGATGTACTGCGCCTTGTTCCGGCAGATGATCGCTTCCTCGCCGTGCGAATTGTTGACGCGCTGCACACGTTTTTGCAAAACCGGAACCGCAAGAGCGGCCTCGCCCTCGGAAGCCGGATTCGGATTACACCAGTTCAATACGGCCTGATATGGGGCGCGCGCGTTATCCAACGTCTGCGCGGCACCGACCACGAGAAACTTCCACGCCGGCGACAACTCCGGGTGGCGAGCGGAGTCGACGAACAGCCACCACGCGCACAGTACGCTCATGAGCGTGGTCTTGCCGTTCTGGCGCGCGACCTCGGTGACAACTCGGCGGAACCGGTAGGAGCCGTCCGGCAGAAGCTCAAGCCCGTGGATCAGCAGCCATTTCTGCCACGGGAAAAGATGCACGTGGAGAAACTTTTCGGCGAACTCGATGACCGCGTAGCCGTTTGATGTTTCCGGCGTCAGTTCGCGCAGCGGGGGAGTGAATATGCGTGGCGTGGTGATGCCGTGGGCATCGTCGTTGATTTCGCCGATGCCCATGACGCCTCCTAGCTGATTTTCGCCAGATACTCCTCAAGCTCATCCGCCACCGGAGTCGCCTCGGGCTTGGCGGCCTTGCTCCTCGCCGGTTTCGCCGGCTTCTCCTCCTCGGGAACCAGTCCGAGAGCCGCGCAATATTTCAGGAACGTCGGCAGCGAGGTATTGTCGTTCTGCGGCACAGCCGGACGGGTACCATTTCCCTTCGCTTCGGCGTCCGATATGGCCTGTTCCGCCAATTCGTCCCAATGGTCGATTTTCCATGCAAGGGCCCGGGCGGCGGCGACCGTGGCTGCGTCCTTCGCGCGCAGATGCTTGGCGTTGCGCAGCGAACGCTCCAATGCGTCGGCCACCGTTTCCTGCGGAAACTGTTTCGGCATGGAACCTCCTTCGCGCGCGACCCCGGCCGAATATCGAATATTTTTCGGAGGGAGAGGAAGAGCGGCCATGCGGGTAGTGTCCCGGTGGCGGCCGGTTTTGGGATTTTACCGCCCCTCCCGGTGGTCAGGCTTTGATGGCGTTGGTGAATGCGTTGATTCCTGCGGTGAGGATTCGTGTGAAGCCCACGCTATCAACTTTCGGCATTATCGTGCCGTTGTTGTTGACGACTTCAACTGTGATTGGTAGGTCTGCGTCGACGCTGGCGAGGTCATAGCTTACGTTGTCCGCGCTGAGGCTGGCGCTGATGTGGAGTGTGATGGTGCCGGTTGCTTCGCGCAGTGTTTGCCCGCATGCGGTCTTGACCGGTTCGTCGATGTCCATGATTGTGTTGCTCCTATGCTGTTTTGATCCATTGTCTGCTGAGTGTGCCGATTGGTGTGGCTGGGTCTTTGTTGCCGCGCAGGTTGTTGCATTGTGTGTGTGATGGGCGGAAGCCTGCGGGGTCGTGTTGCAGGTCTGGTCGTTTGGTGACGGGATAGAAGTGGTCGAGGTTGAAGCTGTCGTCTGTGGTGTTCTGTGGTGCGTCGTAGTCGATGGGCATTCCGCAGAGCCAGCATGGACGGTGTTCGCTCTTGCATTCGAGGAAGAATTTCTTGCGGTCTTTTTCGAATTGGCGTCCGCCTTTGCGGACTTGGCGGCTGTAGCTGACCATGATGCCGTCACCCCGCAATCATTGGAGAATAGGTGTCCCTCGCCTCGGATTCGAACCGAGACTGTATCGGACTTGAATCGGATGCCTCTGCTGGTTGGGCTAGCGAGGGGTTGAAATATCAGGAGTTTTCGGCGTGTTTTGTTGTGCTCTCCTTGCATATCTATAGTAGTTGTGTTACTATAGATATGTCAGCAGAAAGGAGGTCCGATGAATCCAAAGGATTGGTTCGATGTCATCAACGGCATCATCGCCAACGTCCTCGCCGCGATAGCCATAATCATCGCAATCAGACGAAGACCGAAGCACAAGAAGTAAAACAGGTTCCGGCTAACCCTACTAGCCGGAACCTCCCCGCCAATCCTATCTCATCGGAAACACATCATGAGAACATCACTGATTTTCGGAATCGTGGCCCTGACGTTCGGAGCCATGGCCTTGGGCGGCGCGCTATCCGACAGCCCGATAGTATCTGGCGGCTTCGGTCTCGCGGCCGGAATCATGGGCCTTGCGGCCGGAATCATCAACGGCAAGGAAGGCAACAATGCCGACTGAATACCTCGGCGTCAAACAGGTCGCCGAACGCCTCGGCATCACCAGCGGCGGCCTGCTCAACCTCAAACTCCCCGAACCCGACGCGACCATAGGCCGCACTCGGGGCTGGTTGCCTGAGACCATCGATGAATGGAACGCTCAACGTCCGGGACGTGGTGTCGGCGGAGGAAGGCCACGCAAAAACAAAGCATAGATACGCGAAAACCCAGCCACATGAGCTGGGTTTTTCGACACTAATCCACTGACATTATGCGGTCACAGTCAGCTCTTTGTCAAGTCCGCCACTGATGACGAGCCGGTAGACGCTGCTGTATGAAATGCCTTGGGGCGTGACATCAAGCTTGCCTCGGGATTTCCACACGGTGAGCGTATGCCTTTTGACGGTGATTCCCGCGTCCGTGAACACCTTGGCTATCTCAGCCGCAGACCCGCGCCTGGAATCATCCCAACACAACGTCTTGAGCCTACGCAGTTTAACCGTCTGCGCTCGCTGTTCCCTCCCGCAGACCGGGCATGTCACCCACTGGTCTGCTGCCCCAGCGGTGAGCATGGTCTCGCATAGTTCGCAGGTGCCGATTTCGCGGCGTTGCTCCGGCGGGTCCAGCGCAGCATCGACTTTGCGTGCGATGCCGTCAACGACGTGCATGTAGAAGCCCGCGTCCGCGAACGTGGCGAGCCTGGGGTGGCCTGCGCATGCGATGAGCGTGGCCTTCAGATCCTCGTTGCGTTTGTCTTTGCGCCAGTCGAGTGCGTCGATGCCGTCGAGGCAGCGCCATAGTTCGCGGGCCGTGGCGTCGAGCATGTCGATCAGGTCGAGCACGTCGAGCCTGATTGGAGTCGGGGGAGTGGCGGTCTGGATTCGCGTGGGCGAATGCCCGCCCGGATGCAGGGTCGCGTCCAACGAGTCATGCAACGGCGTGACGTCGCGCGCCAGTCGCAGGAGCGTGCCGGCGAAACGCAGTTCGCACGTCTCGCACAGTGAATATCCCCCTTCGGTTATCGTTTTGCAGTTCTGGCAGTTCACGTTGGCCCCTTCCGGCTGGTCGGCTAGAATAATGTTTGCTTCTCATCGCCCTGGCCGACCTTGTTGGTTGGGGTTTTCTCATGTTTGAGCTGGCTGTATGGCATATTCCAGATGCGTTTGAATTCGGCTATCTCCTGTTTCGATAGTTTCGGCCCGCCCCATGGCTTGCCTGGCGGGCGTTCCCGTTTCGGCGGTTTGAACGGTTTGACGCTTATCCGGGCGAGATGACACATGTGCATGGCCAGATACTGGCCGTCCGGCATGATGCCCGCGCTGCCGCATGTGCTGCGCAACAATGGGTGTCCTACGGAGGGCAGCCATGTTATGCGCGTCACTGGCCTGCCCAAGATGATGGCCACGGTCAGGTCATCACCCTCAACCAGCCCGCAGTCCCACGTCTCCCACACGTTTTCCCGATCCTGGATCACGTACAGGCCGCAGCCATCGCAGACGGTGACCACGAGGGGACTCGTTTTCGGGATGAACGTGCGCAGCCATGCTGGTTTGCGTTCACGGGCGCGTGGCCTGCTCACTCCTCCATTGCCTTTCTTCTTGCCGCGTCGAACGCGATTCTGATGATGTTCTCCAACTACGCGCCAGGGAGCGTGATGAACTTTCTGGTTTCGTCCATGGCGGCGGCAATCTCCTCTTCGGTGATTTCGCGTGACGCTCCGGCCTTGTATCCTCGTCCCCACGCCCACTGCAGGCCACTGTCGATGTACGACGGGTCACGCTGCTTCTGCGCCTCGATTTCACTGCTGATGATGCTCATTTGTTTCCTCCGTTTCGTCGTTGAGTGCCGTTTCGATTCGTATGCACAGGTCGACGGCTTGCTGCCATCCGTTCCGATAGCCGATGACGAACGCCTCGGCCGGACTGTCGTTGCCCAGCCCTGCGTCGGCGAGCGCGTTGAGGGCCTGTTGGACGAGATCAATCGGTCCGGCCATGGGTCAGTCCTCCCATTTGATGTCCTGGATTTCATGCAGCACCGCTTCGCAGGCGGTGATGAGTACGCTGAGCATACGGCGGCCGTGATGGCCTCTCTGGTCGAGGTTGAACAGGTCGGGATGGCCTTGACTCCACTGGTCGATGCTGATGGAGGCGATTGGGATGGTTTCGACCAGATTGGTGTCAGCATCCTCACAGCGGTATTGGATGGTGACGGATTCTTTCATGCTTTCTCGCTTTCGGTCGTGTAACAGTTCGCGTCGAGCCAGTCGGCGATGGTTCGAAAGTCCTTGGCCCACTGAATCCGCGTCTGTCGTTCCCGCTCGTCCTGGGGGATTGGCTTCGGAATGTCAAAATCGAGCACCGAGTATTCGGATTGTTTTAGGAAATGGCTGCGGGCTGGTCTGCCTCGATGCTGAGGGACTTGCTTGTAGTTGACGATTTGGAGGATGTGCAGCATCTCCAATGCCTTGGCCGGGTCGAAGTTCGGAGTGTCGGGATTGTCGGCGAACCGCTGACGCAGGTCGGGCACTGTGCCTTCGCCGTTGCCGAGTTCCCATGCGGTCTCTTCGATTTGCTCTCTGAATGTGAGTGTCATTTTGGGCTCCTTTGGTTTGGGAAAATCTAGTGTCGTTGAGGGGTGTTTTTGGTCTTTCCGGAGGGGCGAGCCGTAGTTTTTCCCACACCCGGACACACACGTAGTGTGTCCGGGGAGTGTGGGGAAAAACTAGACTCGATGGCTCAGTTTTTCCGGGAAAAACTCGGAAAAACTGGGAAAAACGGGAAAAACTAGATTTCGAGGTGGTTTTCGTCATCCAATTCACTCACCTCCTCCCTGCTCATACGGTCCACATAGGCGTCGGATTTCGGGTCGTCTATCTGCCGGTACGGTCGGACGGATTTGAATATCGAACGATTGTTGCGTCCGGAGCGGTTCGAGACGAAACCCTCCTGCAGGAGCAGGCTCACGGCTTTGCTCATGACGGCGGTGCGCGCTCCGGAACCGTCTTCCTTCAGTGCCTTGAACAGTTCGGACTGGTTCGGTTCTTCGAGTGAATCCTCCAGCATGCGGCTGATGCGTTCCATCAGTCCGGTGGGTCGGAAGTCGTCGCGTTTCGCCTGTCGGTCTTCGCTGGGCATCATGTTGGGTCGTGCGATGGTGACGTGCATGAGTTTCGGGTTCGTGCTGTTGATTTCGATGCGGGCGGCTTCGCGCAGGTGCGAGCCGTTGCCGCTCCAACTGACGGAGCAATGCTCCTCGATCTCCGAGATTCGGTCCTTGCCGCTTTTGATGACGATGGTGCCGCGTACGCCTTTGCCGACGGGTTTGGTCATGTCCACGCTGTAGCTGATGCCGTCGATGAGGGCGAGTTTCTGCATGCTGCCGCCGGCGTAGCGGCCCCGGTTGTCTTTTGACTTGACGACGTGGTCGATGAGTACGACCGCTGGCCCGCATGCCGAGATGAGTCGGGGCATGGTGTTGTACCAGGCTGCGATGTCGTCGCCGCTGTTGCTGTCGAGGCCGGCGTAGGCGAGGCAGCTGGTGACGCCGTCGATGATGGCGAGCGTGGCGGTGTCGGCGTAGTCGAGGGTTTCGCGCCAGCCGCCGAGGCTGGTGGGGCTGCTGGGCTTCGCGGACGGGCGCACGTAGTGCAGGTGACCGATGATCTGTTCGCCGGATACGCCGAGCAGCAGGAGGCGTTTGACCACGTTGCGTGCGGAATCCTCGTAGTCGATGTAGATGACGTCACGGTCTGCCTTCAATTCCTGCGCGGTGGCGATTTGGGCGATCATGCTTTTGCCGCAGCCGGGTTCGCCGTGCAGGTCGTTGACCGCGCCCCTATAGAAGAGGCCTTGGCCGTCCTCTCGTTGGAACACGGTGGGCGTGGGCGGCAGTTCAATGCCGGAAGCGAGCTGGGTGAGGTCTTCGAACTGCCAGCTGGAGGAGGCGTTTTTACTTGCCTCGTGACTTTCTATTGAACCGTTTTGAACCGATGCGACGGGTGTTGAACCGGCTTGAACCGGCATTGTTCCAGTGTTTTGAACTGCTTCCGGGTGACTTTCCTCCATTTGACTCGCAGCCGCGTTTTGGGTGAGTTCGTCGAACTCGCCGGGCGTCATGCGTTCGATTTTCGACTGCTCGCACGGATCCACATGCGATTGCACGCCGTTGACCTTCTCTATCGCGCCACTGAGAATGCTGGCCCATTCGCGTGCCGCCTCACGCTCCTTGCCTTGACGGTCGGGGGCCACCTCGGCGATGAACCGTGGCTTCAATTGGTTGATGGCGTCGAGAGCCCCCCGGTGTCCCTCCTGCGCGAAGTTAACCAACGCCCAGACGGCCTGCAGCGTGGTGTCATGCCTTGAGCCTTTGCTTGCCGGGTTGGCGAGCGTCTTGTTGAGGAACGTGTTGACCGCCTTGCACATGCGGTCGTCGTATCCCCTCGGATTAGAGGCGATTGGAGTGGTCGACGGGTTTGAATGTGTCAGGTTCGCCATGCTGTCGGGTTTGCGCAGGTAGTCCACCCACTTCCATGGCAGGGTCGCCAGATCGCTGATGCGGGGGAGCGTGCTGGCAACCCTGCCGCTGGGCGTGTACCAGCAGTACATTTCGCCACTCGGGTGGATCGACGGCCAGACCACGGAATACCGGTGGCCGGGTTGCAGGATGTCGACGCCCTCGATGGCGCCGCCCTTCCACGCGAGGCCTTCGGGCACCTTGTAGAACAGGTGGCGTGCCGGACTGTCGATGCCGTGCGCCGTGCTGCTCCACGTGGCCGGAAGCATGCCCAGTTCCTGAGAGAGTTCGCTGATGCCTTTCGCCCCGTCCGCCTTGACCTGATGGCCTTGTGCGGCGTCGATGTCCAACACCAATACGCCTTCGGGGATGACGATTCCCGTGTTCGCGTCCGGGGTCGACTGCGACCAGAGCCGTATCTGCTCGTCGGTGACGGGTTTGCGGCTGCGTCCCGTGAACCCGCTGGGCGGCGGGGTCTTGCGGCCTTCCGGCAGGGGGATGACCTGCCTCCAGCCCGCCGCACGGTACAGTGGCGCGGCTGCCGCGTATCCGTAGATGTCGGTCATCCTTGAAACTCCTTTGATGTGATGTGAATATGTGTGGTGCCGTGCCCGTCGTCGCAACAGGGCCGGCCGCTTGGATACGGCGACGGCGGTCGGGACTGGACTCAGTCCTTGTCGGAATCCTTGCTCTTGTGCCAGCCCAGGAGCACGAGTCTCACGCTCATGAGCTGGAGGCTTTCCGAGTCGGCGTCACGGAAACCGTCCTGATCGGAGGCGAGGGAATCCATGTCTTTCATCAGCTCGAGCCACTGGTTCTGCAGGTGTTTCAGCAGTTCGTCCATTAGAATTCACCTGTTTCCGGCATCTGTTCGGAACCCCCGTGGTATTGGGGTTGAGCCTGGTCGGTTACGGCGGTGACCGCTTCGACCGGCACGCCCAACAATGCGGCGATCTCCTGCGGCGGCTTACCCATGGCCTTCAGTTGGTTGACCTTCATCGGATCCACCTGCGGCTGGCCGAGCTGTACCTGCTGAGCGGGTTGCGCCTGTGCCGGCGGGTTCCATGGGTCGACCGGAGCCGGCGCATATCCCTGATTCGGGGCCTGCATGGGCTGCTGGGGCACGTACTGTTGCTGCGGGTATGCCGGCTGGGCTTGCTGCATGCCGGGCTGCTGGGGTTGGTTCATGGCGAGGTCGGCCGGCGACTGGTGTTCGATCACGTATTCGAACAGTTTCGGCGCGTTCATGCCGGGCTTCGCCTCGCCGAAACCGGTGAACGTGGCCGTGAAACGGTCGCCAGGCCGCACTTCTGCGGCCTTCCTCAGCCCGGCGTTGTGCAACGCCTGAAGCCATGCGCGGCGCTGGAGGCCGAAGCCCTTGATGTACACGGTGCGCCGGCCGTCATCGTTCTCCACCATCGGATCGGTGACGCCGGTGTTGATGGTGACGAGCACCTGCATCTGCGGCTGTCCGTTATCGAAGAACTTCGGCTGGCGGGACTTGAAATCGCGGATCTGGTTGGCGGTCACGTTCTCGATGATTCCGCTGATCGATGTGCCGGGCTGTTCGAATTTCGCGCCCTTGCTGCTCTGCGATTCGATGCTGGCAAGCATCTGCTCCGGGGTCATGGACACGGCCGGGCGTGCCGGCGGCTGACCATACCCCTGCTGATACCCCTGTTGGGGGTAACCCTGCTGCGGGTAACCATACTGTTGCTGTGGCTGTCCGAACATGATTGTTTTCCTTTCGTTATTCGGTGAACTGGTATTCGGATTCGATTAGGGGGATGAGTCGGAGCCACTTGTCGGGCACGTCCGGCCATGGCTTTTCGTCGAATTCGGGGAGCGCGCTCATGTCGGGCCAGACCCGGCCCTTGCAGGAGAAGCACTTGTCGGGTCCGGCCGCCGGCAACTGTTTGATCCAGCTGTCGCGCACGTCGGGGCCCTCCGCCTGCTCCACGCAATCCATGAGGTTGACGAGCAGTTGGGCGCGGCTCAACGCCCATTTGCCGGGCTCCGGGTCGAACCTTGTCTCCCAGGGCAAAGCATCACCCAGACTGGTCTTGTTGCGGGGCAGGAAGTAAATGCAGTTGCGTTCCACCCGTTCGCCCTCGTTCTGCAGGCCCATGCCGTAGAGCGACGCCTGTATCCGGTATTGTTGCGATGGGCCGTGGGCCTTGACCTTGGTGACGGTTGTGTTGCCGACTATCTTCCAGTCGATGGTGCTGCGGGTTTTGCGATCCCAGAGGTCGATGCTGCCGGTCACGTCGTAGCCGCCGTGCAAACCCTGCAACCGGCCTACGGTGACCCGGTACTCCGAGCGCCACCGTTCCACGAGCTCGGTCACGTTGTCCTCACTCGTGTAGAGGAACCGGTGCGCCGGCTCCCCGTTCAGGTCATAGAACATGGTTTCGAAATGCGCGTGCACGCACGTGCCGATGAACGGCAGCCAACCCGGCGAACGACGCTCCGGCCAACCCGCCAGTTTCGCCGCGAGGCAATGCACGCAATCCGTTCCCAGTTCTGACGGGCCTATCTCACGCTGCAGCTCACGCGGAGCGTTCTGGATATCCGCTTCGATGAGCTGGCGGATCTCCGGCCACAATCGTGGTTCCTCCATCGTGTCCGTCTTGGTTTTCGGCGTTGCCGGCGGCTTGCCCATATCGGGTGCCGACTGCGTCATGGGCGGCACGTCGACGGGTATCGCGTCACCCTGCTGCTGGGCTTGTGCGACGGCGAGAATGGCGTCATTCATGCTCACGGTTCTTCACCTCCTTGAGAAAGTCGTTGATCTGTTTCCTAATGTCCGCCAACGCGGTTCTGCTGAGCCGTGTAATGGCCACCGCCTCGTCCGAATTGTCGAAGCGCAGCGTGTAGGTGCGGTCGCCGTCCTTCGCGATGGTTACCGGCATGCTGCCGAAGGCCATCGAATGCACGGGAAAACCGGTCTTGCCCTGCGCCTCCAGTTCGCGTATGGCCTTGTGGATGCGTCTGGCGACGGTGAGGCCCAGCTCGTCGAGCCGTTCGGAACGGATGACGTACAGGTCGTCGGTCAGCTCGTTGCCGTCCTCGTCACGCAGGTCATAGTCGGCGATAACGCTTTCCACGATCTGGGCGATGCCCAGGCTGGACAGTTCCGCGCTCATGAGACCACCACCATAGGCTTGCCGCTCATCGCGTAATCGGCCACCGCGTCCGCCGACAGCAGCTTCTCCAACTGGCTGAGCGGCCGCGGCCGCAACTGGTAGGCTCCGGGATACTTGGTGGCCGGATAGGCTTTCTCGAACGTGCCGGCGTTGATGCGGCGCGCGCCCGGCTTCACCTGCACCTTCAGGTTGCCGGCCTGGTAGGTGCCGACCGGATGCGAGTCGAGAATCAGGGATTTGAGATTGTCGATTTCCTCCTGTCGGCTGGCGATCTCGGCCTGCAGTTCGACGATGCGCGCCGCCTGCGCGGCGAACAATCCTTGGCGCAATTCCCCGTCCGGGTTCACGGCCTCCGTGGTTTCAATGGTTGACGTGTCATTCGCAGTCATTTGATGTGCCTTTCACGATGATTTGGGCGTAGGTGGGATACCACGCCGTCTGATGCTTGGTCTGGTTCGTGTGCCGGTTGCAGCAGGTGACCGCCTCGTCCAGTCCGGTGGGCTTGCCGAGCGGCCCGCATGTCCTGCAACGCGGCATCCAAAGACGCCGGTCAGGCATCCTGCCTGTCCTCGGAGGGGAGTCGCAGTCCGGCTATGACCTCCGCCGAAGCGTCCGGGTTGCGCAGCAGCTTCGATATGGCCGCGCCTTCCTTGACGGTCAGTTGGGCGATGGCGATGGCCGACGTGACGGCCGTATGCTGCTCGTTGGTGAGTATGATCTTGCCGGACAGCAACAGTTTGGTGGCCTTGTCGATGAACGTGGATGCGGCGTTCGTGATCCCGTTCGCGGTCGGCACCAGGGCCGCCAGTTCGAAGCTCAGGTCCTCGTCGGATACGAGCGCCTGTTGCACCATGCGTGGCTCGTTGATCGGCTTGCTCATGATTGTTCTCCTTGCTTGTTCGGCTCCCATTCCGGGAGCGGCTTGATACGGATAGAGAGGTGCGGCTCGTACTCGTGCCCGCAACACGTGTAGGGGTCGCCGCTCTTGCGCTTCCGGTAGCGGCCCTTCGACCCGTAGACCCATAGGTCGGGCATCCGCTTGCTGGCGTGGGATTCGACGACCTGCGCGTCATCCACGTAGGCGACGCCGTTCAATGAATCCAAAACCAGCTTCAGCAGGTTGTCGAGGTCGGGCCGACCCCTATGGCTCATCCAGAACTCCGCCTCCAAGCGCACGGGGCATTGGAACGGTTTCGCCTGCGGGTATTTCAACCGGAATTCCGCGAACAGGCGTTCCTCCGCCCTGACGGTGCGTTTCGGAGTGATCGCATGCCCGTTGTAGACGCGGGGCCTGCCCTTCGGCACCGGGTCGCCCGGCAAGCAGAGCGTGAACTCACTTGGCTGTTCCATCGCCGCCCCACTTCAACAGGATTCCCACGAACATGAGCGGCAGGATGACCGCCAATGCGAGCGAGCCGGTTATCATCCACTGCGGCGTACCCACCGGACTTGGGATGCGACTATGCGTGCCGGCGAAACCGACCAGCCAACCCTCGAAGAACGTGAGAGCCAGTAATACGGCCGATTTCTGCCCGTCCGTTAACCTCGGCCGGGGTCGGCGCATACGCTTCTTTTTGCGCAATGCTTCGATGCTCATTCCGCAACCTCCTTGCGCTTGCGTTGGATGGCACGCAGCAGGGTCAGCGACTGGCTGAGGATCATCGACGCCTCGAACGCCAACGGGTTCTCACCCAGCTCGAACAGCGCGTGTTCGAGAGAGCCGGCCGCGTCATGCACGTCACTGGCCACATCGACGGCGTGCTGCCACTGATCGACCGGATGGAACAATCTTTCCTCCACGGTGTCCTTGTCTGGATCGCACGCCGGACAATCGCACTTGCCGGTTTCCGGCTGGCGCGTCTCCTCGTCCAACTCCTTCTCCAACTCAGCCTCTCCTCCCTCAAGCAGCTGCTCCATGAGCTCCTTGAATGACATTCCCTTCGGGATCTCGACGCCGATGGCGTGGATTCCGGTAATCTTGTGTCCTGACATCACTTGTTTTCCTTTCAATGTGATTGGTGATGTTGGTGCCGGCGTGAACCTTGGACAGTGCGACGCCGGCACCTCTTCCTTTTCTCCCGGTTTTGAATCCGGGAAACCCTTATTCGCCGTAGACCAGCTCCTTGCGGCTTATCGCGCACCGCCGGTCCCGGTAGTCGATGACCTCCTGTGGATTCCAAACGAGCCTGCGGCCTACGCGTTTCGGCGCGGGCGGATACCGGCCTCCCACTTGTCGTGGCACGACCACACGTAGAGACTGCCCTTCGAGACACCGAGGAAGCTCGCCACCTTGGCGATCGGCCAGCCGTCAAGAGACGATTCGATTTGACTACCGGCCATCACGCACCCGCTTCCAAGTCAAGGGGAGTGCAGCCCAGATACTTCTGGATGAGGTACTGCTGGCCCTTGGGCGTGACCTTCGTCGTGAAGTTCAACGACACATGACCATCCGAATGGGCGATCGATGTTTCCTTGACCTCGAACAAACCCAGTTCCATGCTCTTCTGCGTCGGCATGTTCGGATTCCCGTTGCGCTTCATCAGAAAACCGTCCTCACGCAATTGCTTGAACAACCGGTTCTGGCCGGTCTTCACGCCGTTCTGTTTGAGGATCTTCGCCAATTCGCCGATCAGAATGCTCCTCTTGCTCGTGGCCACCGCGTCCGCGAACAACACCTTCGGCTTCTGCTCGTCCAACTGCTTCCGTTGTTCTTCGATGGTCTTCTGCGCGATGAGCACCGCGCGCGCCATCGTCTCCTCCGGGGTCTCGCCCTGGGGAATGTAACCGCCGGTACGACGGATCTGGGGCACTACCTCGTCGAACAGCCAATGCTCGAACTCGACCGCGCTGGTGAGCTTGCTGCTGGCGATCAGACGGTACACGTCGCCTTCGGTGATGAACACGGCCTGTTGGGTGCGGCCGAGGCTGTCGGTGATGGGGTAGCGATTCGCGACCCCATCGATATGACGGCAGTGCTTCCTGATTGCGTCACGGGTGTTGCTGTATCCGAGTGCGGTGGCGACGTGCTTCGCGCAGAACAGCACCGTCCCGTTCTCGGCGGTCACCGTGGCGACCGGGTTGCCCCTGAACTCGAAGGGCTGTACATTGGATTCAGTCATTTTGGACCTTCTTTCAATCTGACATTCGCCGCCGCTCCAATCGGCGGCATTTTTTTGTGGCTAGAATCTGAGCCATGTGGAAATGGCTGGCGGACAACTGGATGGGATTGACGGCGTTGCTGCTGTCCTTCGACGCGGAACGACGCCTGTACCTCTCGACCGATTGGGGAGTGGATAAGACGGATGGGGACGGGTGGATACTGCGCAACAACGGGTGGCTCACCGAACGAGACATTCGGGTGACGCCGACTGGCGGCGCTATCGTCGAATACCGTGGAGCCTCCAAGCTCAAGCGCCATGAGTCCGGCACCGTCATCGTCGCGATGGTCGAGACCTCGAAATCGAGAGACATCCGCGTATCCTCGCGAAGAATCCTGTTCCGGCATTCCCGGATCCTGTCCCTATAGACCCCGGCCCGACATCCACGGGCTCGAGCCCACGGAGACAGAAGCCAATGTCTTCCTTGTCGCAGACGACGAGTCCCGTGTATTCGACCCAGCATTTGCCGTCATCAAACACGCGAACCGTCATCGGGTGGCCGTCCAACCATCTGACACGATCCATGTCGATGCCGAGAATACGAATCAGCGCACGGGCCCTCTCACGTTCCGCGCCGCCAAGCCGGTAGGTCCTAACCATCACGCCATCGCCTTCGCGTTGTGCATTTCGGCTGCGAATCGTGCCGAGTTGATGATGTCGGCGGCGCTGATGCCGAGGGCTATGGCAATGGCGTCGAGGTCATCAGTGGAAAAGGCTTTGAGGAATAGGAAGCGGTCGTAGAAGAATTTGCGGTCGTGCCCAGTTCGGCGGGCTAGTTCTGGGGTGGACACGCCCGAGCGCGCCGCCTCGGCTTTTACTGCCTTAATCAGTTCTATTGATGTTGCGGAGAGCTGTGTGTTTGTTTGCATGTTTTATAAAGTACCGTATCCGGTACGTACTGTCAACCCAAAACGGTACGAATTTTGCAAACGTACCGGAAAACGGTACAATCTTTCACATGAGCAAATATGAATCACTCTTCACGCAAAGAGTCATAGAGGTTATCGAAAATCGACGTCGTGACCGCAACATGACGATAGACGACCTTTGTGCAGCTACCGGTATCGGACGTAACAGCTACTACAACAAGATTCGTGGTGATCGCTGTTTCAACACCGAAGAGATTGACGCCATCGCGAGGGTACTTGGCTGCGATCCATTCCTCATCCTTGAAGAGGCGTCTGCAAAAGCTCAGATTGAATCTGACGCTCAGCTTGCAAAGAAAGCGTTTGCTCGTATGCAAACACTGGTGGCCAAGCCGGGCGACACCAAGGCCGAACAGGAAGCATACGAGGAGCTGCCGTGACGACAGACCTAGAGCAGGAAGCCAGGTGGTACGCGAAAAGAGTCATCATCACCCCGATGCAAACCGGGTACCAAGGACTCTACGACGCGAACACCGAGACCATCTACATAGCGGACGACCTCACCCCAACCCAATACCGGTGCGTACTGGCCCACGAAATCAGCCACGCCAAACACCGCGACAGGGGAGGCCACGCCGACCGCTACACGGAACAACGAGCGGATATAGAAGCCGCCCGAATGCTCATAAGCCAAGTGGAATACCAGACCGCCGAAAACATATACGACGGAGACGAAACCCTCATGGCAAAAGAGATGAACGTAATGCCTTGGATAATCCAGGCATACAAACAATGGCTGCACGACAACGTGGCCGCGTAAGGGGACGCAATGGGCTGGATACTGTTCTTTTCCATAGGAATTCCACTGCTTTGCCTACCGGCATACATACTTATCGAAATGACAAAACCCAAAGAGGAAAGATGGGGGCGGTCTCAGCCAAATCAAGCAGTGAAGGGCTCCGGTTCGGGGTCGATGAAGAATCCGCCGATTCGCCCTTCTGCATTCGTCGGGCTGGAAACCACTCAGCATCCTGCCGACCCTCGAACCTTGAAACCAGTCCAAGGATTGACTGAATACGTACCGATATACAGCGGTGCCTTCCTCCCCGCCGAGCACCAACTTGATTTGGTGACGATGGACGACGAAGGCAACACCAACCTGCAGCTCAACCTGTATAACGGCCAACTGGTGCTGGAAGCGCCGAATGGCTTATTGCCGAATAGATCTAGTGGGCAGGTTTACAAGCTCGGTATCTATACCGGTTCCATACGAGGATCCGCATACTATGAGGAGGCCGTGCTGAATGCAGATACGCGACCCTTAGCGAAGGCCGAATTAGTCAGAGAGCTCGGCAATAAATACGATAAGAATGCAGTGGCCATTCACGCATCTGGTGCTGGCTGTGTAGGTTACGTCAACAAGCAGAACGCCGCTCGATTATCAAAGCATCTTGGTGTCGGAGAGGAATATATGGCGATATTCACAAGCGGCTGTAAACGCGGCGATGATTCCGTGCCTGTCTCGGTGTTGATTGCACCAACGGCAACCATGATGTCGATATTCCGCAACAGCGGGATACCTTTACCAAGTAATGGAATAACCCAATAAAAGAATTGCCCTGCCGGCGTTACAGCGTCAGCAGGGCTGACTCTATAATCTGTTTTCTTCCGTTTTGGGCTCATTGAGAACAGATTCCGATTGTCTATATATCGATTTCCGGCGTTTTCGATACATAGAAGAGTAATATTCGTATTCCAAACATCGATACAACGCGAAACGAGGTGATAGGAGAGATGGACTACAAAAGCATCCGGCAGACCATCAACATGTCCCGGTCCACGGAGAAACCCACGGACGCCGCCCAACGCGAATACGAGTCACGGGTCAACGGATGGTCCACGTTCCGTTCCGGAATCACGTTCGACGGACACGAGATGTTCGCCGTATGCTTCAGGGAACTCGGCACGGCCCTCGACACCGTGAGGGAACTCGAAGGAAGCGTCGAATCATTGTGGAACGACCTGCCGAACATCGCCAAACGGGCCTACCTGTTCGACCTCATCGGAGCCGAGGTGCAAAGCACCAACACCATCGAAGGCGTGCACACCACACGCAAGGAGATAGCCGACGCACTGGAATCGGCCGCGGGCGAGGGCCCCCACAAACGGCTGACCGAATTCGCGAAACTGTTCCTCGGACTGTCCGGAGAGGACGGCGAACAGCTCGAACTGCCCCACGAGCTCAAGGACATCAGGAACATCTACGACCAGGTCACCGACGGCGAGATAGCCGACAAGGACAAACCGGACGGCATACTGTTCCGAAAGGGAACGGTCTCCGTGTGGGACGACGGCAACGGGCGCAAACTCCACGACGGCGCATACCCCGAATCGGAGATCCAGGTGCAACTCACCAAATGGATAACCCTGCTCACCGACTCGAACATACCGCCGGTGCTCCGGGCCGTGATGTGCCACTACGCCTTCGAATACGTCCACCCGTTCTACGACGGCAACGGAAGGACGGGGCGATTCCTGCTGGCATTGCAGCTGAGCAAGCATCTGAGCGTGCCCACCGCGATATCGCTCAGCCCCGTCATAGCCGACGCCAAAGGTCAGTACTACAAGGCGTTCGACGACGCCCAGTTCCCGTTGAACTGCTCCGACGTGTCCCTGTTCTGCTACCGGATGGTGAAGTTCATCATCACCGCGCAGAAAAACATCATCTCCGATCTGGGGAACAAATGGGGCTCCCTGAAGGCCGCCTACGACAAGCTCAACGACTACGCCGAACAGAAACGCCTGTCCGGCGACCAGAAGGACATCCTGTTCTACCTGCTTCAGATTGAACTGTTCGACAACAACCCGCAACCGGCATCTCGCAAGGAACTGTGCTCGTTTCTCGAAGCCGGGAACACCAGGCTCATGAGCTCCATCAACGCGCTCCTCGGCCTCGGCCTCCTGCAGGAACACGGCAAACGGCCGATACGGTATTCATTGTCAGAAACGGCCCACAGGCAATTCCTGCAATAGAAAAAAGAATCGCCCTGTTGATCTTGACCATCAACAGGGCGGGTGAAACATCGACCAGCTTGCTTATCAGAAAGGAGGACGCTTCGTCTTTTATCCTACACGGGGCGAAGCATACCCGAAATGGCTAACGTCACCAGATGAAATCAAAAACAGACGTCTCCTCTTGATAAAGGAACTAGTCGTAATACCTCTCGCATACGGAATATGAAACAGCTTGATTCCAACGAAAGTGGTGGTGCCGAAACACGGCGTTTCGCATGATAAAGGACGGTGGAAGCCAGTGATTGCAACGATTCAGCGACGGTGCCAACACTAATGCTGTATACTCATCATTAGATTCACTTAGATTTGATAAAGAAACGAGGCGGAAATGAGTGAACGCGAATCAGGGGAGACCGCTCGATACAGCGGAATCCTGCATCTCGGCGACGACATAGAAATACCCTGCGGCGTCATGGATGACGGCACCAGGCTCCTCTCGGAGAGAGCCGTGACCAAAGCCCTAGGCGGCAAGCGAGGAGGCTCCCACTGGCTGCGCCAGAAAGAAGGTAGCCAACTGCCCGTCTACGCCTCGGCCAACAACCTGCAACCCTACATCTCCGCGTCCTTGGGAATAAAACTGGTGTCCCACCGACTGTGGAGAGCCAAAGGGACGGGCGGCTTCGGAGCCTACGGAATAGACGCCACGGCGCTGCCGGAGATTTGCGAAGTGTACCTCAACGCGCGAAAGGCGGGAGCCCTCACGGCATCGCAGCAGCACATAGCCGAACAGGCTGAAATACTGATGATCGCCCTGGCCAAAGTCGGTGTCGTGGCCCTCGTGGACGAAGCCACCGGCTATCAGACGGTAAGGCAGCGCGACGAGCTTCAAAGGCTCCTCAGCAAGTACATAGCGGAGGAGCTGCAACCGTGGGCGAAACGATTCCCGGACGAGTTCTACACGCAGATGTTCCGCCTACGCGGATGGGATTACGGCAGCCTAGGCGCAGGAGGTAAGAAACCGCGTATCGTAGGCAAGCTCACGAACGAAATAGTGTACGAACGGTTGCCCAAGGGCGTTCTGGAGGAATTGAAGCGGAAGAATCCGCCAACCGTCGAAGGTCGAAGAAAATACAAGCATCACCAATTTCTCACGGAGGATATCGGAGACGAGCATCTGGAACGTCAAATCAGCGCCGATATCACACTAATGCGCGCATCCGGCAGCTGGGCCGAGTTCGAGCGTCTGCTTGACCGAGCCTATCCCAGATTCGGAGCGGTGCAGGGAGAACTGGATATAAAAGACTAAATTAATTGCCCTTCATGCTGCTGGAACAGCATGAAGGGCGGTGAAGCAAAATTATCAGTTTGTTCGAGATTGATAGCCGCTTCGCGCTCCAGTCTAGCAGCGAAGCGGGGAATGGAGCATACCCATGGCGAACGTCACCAGATACAAGACCAGTAAGGGTGAAACCAGATACCGTGTGAGGTATCGCAAGCCGGACGGCACGCAGACCGATAAACGAGGCTTCCGCCGCAAGATAGATGCGGAGAACTGGGCGGCGGAGCACGTCACCATCGCCAAAGCAACCAACAGCTACGTGGATCCGGAAGGCGGCAAACGACGCGTCGGAGACCTCTACGAGCAGTGGCTGAAGGAGAAATGGCCGTTTTGGAAGGAGACCACACGGGTCAACGCCACGGAAGCATGGCGGCTCTACTGCGAGGAGCGTTGGGCCGATCGTCGGATCGGCACCGTCACCCGCGCCGAAGTCCAGGCATGGATCAGCGACGTCATCGAGAACTCGGGTGCTCCATCCGTGAGCCGTCCGTACCAGACCATGCTCGGCATCTGCCGCATGGCCGTGCGGGACAGGCTCATACTCGACAACCCCTGCGAGAACGTCGAACTGCCCAAGCTGCCGAGGCGCAAGAGCCGTCGCGTGTACCTGACCATATCCCGGCTGCTCGCATTCGCCGACGAATGTGCCAGGGGAAAGCATCTGGGGGAGGAGCGGCGGGCGCTCGTGCTGACATTGGGCTTCTGCGGGTTGCGCTGGGGCGAGGCGGCGGCGTTGAAGGCCCGTGACCTGGACTTCGATAGGGGGGTGCTGCATGTGGGCGGCAACCTCGTGTACGTCGGGGCACGATGGGTCGAGGGCACTCCGAAGAACAGTGAGGAACGCGACGTGCCCGTGCCTCTCATCGTCATGGAGGCGTTGAAACCGATATGCGGGGAACGCGAACCGGACGAAAGGGTGTTCCGTGATCTGCGGGGAGGCCCGATCATGAAGCAGAGCACGGCGAAGACGACCGGCTGGTGGCATCACGCGCTGGTGCGCCTGGGCTGGCCGAAGGAGGAATGGCCCACGCCTCATGACCTGCGTCACACCGCCGCCTCGCTGGCCGTGCACGCGGGCGCGAACGTCAAGGCCCTGCAGAGGATGCTGGGCCACAAGAACGCGAGCATGACGTTGGATGTGTACGCGGATCTGTTCGACAGCGATTTGATGGATGTTGCCCGTATGCTCGATGCTGCGGTGCAGGTGGAGACGGGCATGGGAGAATGTGGGCAAAATGTGGGCAAAAACGTTTTGAAGCCCGTATGAAACCCTCAGAAACGTTGGAATCACGCCATTCCCGTGAATGGTGGTTCTTCAGCAAGTTCCGAAGGACGCACTGAGCTGAGAACGGGTTGGAAAATGGCCGCTTTGCCTTGCGGGAGTAGGGCTGAGCGGCTTTTTTCGTTTTAACCAGTTTTAACGGTTTTTAACCTGTTTTTACGGAAAATGTGGGCAAAATGTGGGCAAAAATCGAGCCCGCGAAGCCCTCTGCCACAACGCGAAATCGGCCCCGTCCGGCAGCAGTCAAGCTCTGTGCGAGCTGTCTGCGATGCCGGACGGGGCCGAACTATGTGTGGTCATGCGGCGCGGTCGAGGCGTTGTTTGATGGCGCTGACGCCGATGAGCGCGCCGGCGAGGATGCCGAGCGCGTTGAGCGTGATAACTATCGCGTCCACGTGAGGCCAGCCCCATGCGGGGCCGACCGTGTTGACGAACAGGGCGAGTGCGGGCAGGACGATGAGGCCGAGCCATTTGAGCGCATCGTAGACGCGGCTGGGGATGAGCCAGTCGGGCACGTCATGGGTGACGTCGGCCGTCTCGGGCCAGTCGCTCACATCGACGCCGGGAAGCGTTTCGCCGGTGTCGGTCGTGTTTTTGCTGTCGGTCATGTTTGCTCCGATCAATAAGGGATGATGATGGGGTGATGCCGTCACCCGGTCAAGCGGGTGGCGGCATCTGTTGAGTCTCAGCGGCAGGTCACCACGTCGCCCACATAGTAGACGTTGATGTTGCCGGAGGGTACGGTGCAGCGGCTGACGCTGTAACCGTGCGCGGTGGCGAAATCCCACACGGTGTCGCCCCATTGGAGGACCTTGGAGACCCCGCCGGACGGCGCGGTTGTGGAGCCGCCGCCGTAGGTTACGACATCGCCCACGTAGTAGCGGTTGATATCACCGGAAGGCGTGTGCCATGCGGACAGGGGCCATGCGTTGTGGGCTACGGCGAGTCCCCAGATGGTTTCTCCCCATTGCATGACGTGGCTGATGCCACCCGTGTTGGTGTTGGCCGGGGGAGTGCTCGGCTGCACGGGCGCGGGCGTTGCCGGGGCCGGGGCTGTGGAGCCGGTGGGATTGGCGTACAAATCCCACTGCCATGCCTCGCCGCGGAACAGGTTGAGGTCGATGGGACTCCACGTGTTGACGACACCGGTGCCGGAGTATTGGCGCATGGCCTCGCCGTATGCGCCCAGCATCCACGGGGATGCCTGATAGCCGGTCGGGCTCATGTTGGCGTACTGGGCGATCCACAGGCCGTATCGGTCGCGGATGTCCTGCGGGATGGTGCCGGCGACCGGGCCGGTGTACAGCAATGGGCGCACACCGCCCGACAGGCGTTCGCACTCACTCAGGAAGCGGCGTACCCAATCCCAATCGCCCCATGCGGGGTTGTCGTCCATCTCCCAGTCGAGCGCCACGATGCCGTGACGCCAATAGTTCGACGTGTTGCGATAGAAGAATTGGGCTTCCGCCTCCGGGTTGCCGCCCATCGCGTAGTGATACAAACCGAATTTCTTGCCGGATGCTTGTGCCTGGGCGATCATGCGGTTGGCGTCCGTGTTGACGCCGGACACCAAGCAGTTGTTGTACACCTGCCCCGTGCCCCATGTGGTGCCGACCACGATAAAATCGGCCTGCATGTTGTACACGTCCGCGCCGCACTGCCAGTTGCTCATGTCCACGCCCTGCATGTCCGCGTGCGCGGTCGCCGGAAGCAGCATCATGCACACGGCGGCGGCCAGCGCGGTACCCTTGGCGAGCAGACGCTTCCACAACGGCTTGCCCTTGTTATTGACCAATGTTTTCCCCTTTCTCGGGATGGATTGTTGTTTGTGGCCCACGGTCGTGGGTCAGGATTGTCACGGCCCACTCGGGGCCGTCAATGGAAAAGCCCCACACGGTATGGTGTGGGGCTAGAATCAGTCGATTTTGTACAGGCGGGGAGTGATGGTCTTATCGACCTCGCCCGTGGTGTTGATGAAAATGTTGCATTGGAGAGTGCCGGCCTTCAAGGTTTTCGGCCCATAGTTACGAGGTCCGAACATAGTTGCTCCTTCGCTCCCGTCGTCGTGGAAGATATGGGCTTGTATGCCCATCAGCCATGAATTGTTGCCCAGCGGCCAGTCTGTGGCGTCCATCGTGTACGTTCCCGCGTCAACATGCACCGAACTCGGAAGGTCATTCCACGAGTCAACCTTTTGCGTGGTGGAGCCTTTGAACCGGTACGTGCCCGGAGATGGTTCCGTGACCACGACACCCGGGTCGGTGCCTAATGTTTTAGGCAGTCCGGTGACACGCGGATACAGGTTCGCTAGTTCATAGCCCCCCCCACTAAGGCTCGTGTTGTCGGGGCGCATCCACTCGTGCGCGGTAGTGCCGGATTCCAACTGGATTCGGAGGTCGCCGTCCTTCGCGGTGGGTGTGGCCTCGGTGGCGAGGATTTCGAAGCGCAGGCTGACGGTGCCGGCTGGGACTGTCCCGGCATTACCCGTGTTAATCTGGGCACCCAGTTGACCACCTTTGGCGTCAAGGCATTTGACGGAGACGGTCAGACCGTCGATACTGGTGGGCCTGCTCAATGTCACGGCACCATGTACCGGGCAGGGGAACGTCCATCGAATGCCCGCCCACTGGCTTGAGGCGGCACCGGTGACGTGCAGCGAACCGTCAGTGTTGACGGTGGCGGTCAACCCGTTGCCTTCGGCGGGACCGTAGGACAGCAGGTTACGCGACAATACGGTAATCGGCACGGTTTTCGTAATCTTGCCGGCGGTCAGTTTCAGACTCGTGGCACCCACGCTCTTACCTGTGATTGATATTGCGCCCATATTGGCCTCCTTTTATTACATCCTTAATGGTTACTGCTTGATGGTTGCGATGGTCTTGTCCGTGATATCTGCCGTGTACTCCTGCGAGGCTCTGTCTGGGCCTACGAGCACGGACAGCGTGCCGGATTCGCCGACCCTCAGGGTCAGACTGTCCGGCGTGACGGCGATGGTCTTCGGCGTCGGCGCCCCAACGCTGGCGACTGTCGGATTCGCGGCCACGGCGGTGAATCCCTGCGACGCTTCCGCGGGCAGGACACGCACCTTGAGGTACTTTTCCTCGCCCACACGCAGGGTGATGTTGTCGATGGTCTTGCCGGAATCGTCCGTGACCTTGATGGACTCGGGCGCGTAGGCGGAGGCGATGGACACGGCGGCGGAAGTGAAACCGTTGACCGTGGCCGTCACCAATATGGTTCCGCCATGCCTCCACGTGAGCGTGTTGCCCGAAACCGTGGCGGTGGAAGTGTCCCGGCTTGTGAACGTCACGTCATTGGTGGTCAGCAGGTCGCCAACATGACCGTCCGCATACGTGGCCTTCGCCCCCAGTTTCAGGGTGCCGGACACGGCCAGCGACTTGGGCAGCGGCTTGCCCTTATCATCCGTGATCTCGATGGAGACCACCGTGTCCTTGTCCAGCGGCCATACGAGTTTGCCGTTGAATAGGGCGTTGTACGTGTGGCCGTTCAATAATGGTTTGCCGACACGTTTGCCGGCGTAAAAGGCTGGCATGATCAGGCCCCCTTCACAGTGGCCTTGGCTGCGGGCTCCTCCGACACGGTTCCGGCTGGCGTCTCCCCGGCGGAGTCCTTGCCGGTTCCCCCCGTGGTGCCTTCGGTGGTGCCGGTGGAGGGCAGTTCGGAAGCCGCAGCATCCGCCTTGTCCTTGACCGCCTGCACCGTCGAATCGATGGTGGCGATAGCCGATTCGCCCTTCGCCGCAACCGCGTTGGCGGTATCGGCCACGGTCTGCGAATCATTGGCGACGGAAGCCGCCGCCATACTGGCATTCGACGCGAGGACATCCAGATCGGACTGGGTGGCGGTCGCGGAATCCGCGGAGGACCGGGCGCTCAGCATGGCGCTCTTCGCCAGCATGGCGTTCGTTTGAGCTTCGGCCGTGATGGACTCCAGCGTGCTCAAGGCCATAGCGGCCTTCATGGTCGTGGCGGTTTCGTCGAAGAACACCAGCTCGTCCGGGTATTGTGCGGAAAGTGTCTCCGCCTCCGACTGGGTGGAAGCGTGGCGAACCTTCAACAGTTGGGAGCCCTGCATGTCCTTCGGGACGAACGTGCCCGCGTCAACCTCCACGAGGTCGGCGTATTCGACCTTGGTCTTGGAGTCCGGCACTTCGACATAGCGCGTGTACGCCTGCGGCGTGTCCGCCAACTCGATGACCTGCCAAACAAACGCGCTAGTCGTGGGCAGCAGGTCAACCGTCAGCTCACCCGTTTCGGACAAGTCCGCGTCGAACGAGGCCGCGATGACAAGATTCTTTTCCGCGTCGAAATGACGACGCACCGGGCGGAACCTCATCAGGCCGGTGACAGGGTCCAAGCCTCCGGTCTTCGGCTTCCTAATGGAAATATGGATTTGGGTCATTACTGTTCCTCCTTATTGGATTCGATTGTTTCGGGGGCTACGTCCGGGCGAAGCTCGTCCGGCAGCGAGGGCTTGGGATGACGTTTCAAATTGTTGACCATGTTTCCCTTTTCTCTGGGATGGATATTGTTTGTGGCCCACGGTCGTGGGTCAGGACTGTCGTGGCGCTATCGGCGCGGATTGGATGTCATTGTTGAGCGATGTCCCGTGGCCGTTGCCGCCCAGGCTGTGATAGCTGTCGTAGAGGCGTTGGGAGCGTGATTTGAGGTCCTCGTCCGCCACTCCGTCGTGCTCGATGACCATTTCCCGGCGCAGGTCCTCCAACTGGCAGAGCAGGAGCTCGCGCAGCCCGTTGACCATGGCTTTGCCCCATCGCCACATCAGGCCCAAAACCGTGGCCGCGCCGCCACAGATAAAAGGCACGAGCCAATCGACGATGTGAGCGAGCAAAGACATGGAAAAGCTCCTTTACGGTGGGAAAACCCACACGTTCGTCCCCGTTGGATAGGCCAACGGGCGTGTGGGTTTTCGGAGGTTGAAAATGCTGTTACGAGAGTTTTGGAACGACCGGTTTTGGCCGCATTGCACGGCGAATCTGCGTGAGTCCACGTGTGTCGGCTATGAGTCGGCGTGGCGGTTGCACGTGGCCCCGAGGTTCGGCGCAATGCAGATGGAATCGATAAGCGTTGAATTGGTGGACAAGTGGCTCGTCGGGTTCGCCAGTTCGGGCGCGGCGCGCAAGGCATGGGCCGTACTACGCGCGATACTCAGGCGGGCTATCCGCTGGAACCTGTTGGACGTGGATATCACGAGACGCGATATCCAGTTGCCGGCCAAACCTCATTACGAGCCGCGAATATTGACCATCCGCCAGCAGCGCACGCTGTTGCGGGGCTTTTACGGTCATCTGCTTGAGGCGTGGCTTATCTGTGCCGTCTCATGCGGACTCCGCACCGAAGAAGGATACGGGCTCGAATGGGGCGACCTCGACCTGCGGCGCGGCGTCCTGCGCGTGGAGCGCGGCCTGCAATGGGTCGCCGGGCATGAGGCCGTCGTGCCGCCGAAAACCGAACTGTCCCGCCGCACGCTCCCGTTGCCGCGCTTCGCGGTCAAACGATTGCGCGAAATCAAACCACGCGAGGGGGGCCGACTCATCGGCACCCTCACCCCGCCGCAAGCCGCACGCCAATACAAGGCCTACTGCAAGCGGCATGATCTGCCGCATGTGCCCGCACGCAACCTGCGCCACTCATGGGCGACGAACACTCTGGCGGCGGGAGCCGATATCGCCATCGTGAGCAAAATGCTCGGACACAGCGATATCAAAACCACGGCCCGCTACTACCTCAAGCCGGATATCGCGGCGTTGAGGGACGCGCAACGCCTCTGGGAGAGAGCCTTGATAGCCTGAACGGGATTCCCTAACCCAGCGTTCCACGACATGGAGGGTCCCCTACAGCAGCAACAGTATTTCGCTGACGCGCGTGGGTGATATCTGCTTCGCGGGCGGCAACGTGAAGTTCGACCATGGCGGCGAGAACAACTACACACAGGCGCGGGAGACCATACCCGTGGGGTATCGTCCAGCGGAAACGTCGAACGTTCCCATCGCCGTGTTCGGCGGCAACACCACGTTCATCCTCTACGGCGAGCATACGGGCCGTGTGGTCATGCTCGGCAACCCGAACAACGCATACGCGGGATGCACCGGCGTATGGAGGACCAGCGACCCAATGCCCGCCGCATAGCTTCGGGACACTGGCTCAGGCGGTTGCACTGTCTTGCAGTGACCCCACGGGTCATAGCGCGTATGAGACGGTCATGCCGAACGCGTTCGTGCCCTGCGTGCCGCCCTGATTGGCGTAGGTCATGGTTCCGTTCGCGTTTACGTTGATGATCTTCTGGTTCGCGCCGTCGCGTCCGCCGTAGGAGAAGTTCAAGTTCATCGGGGGACGCCATCCTTCGGGCAGAGTGCCGAACGTGCCGTTGTTCCACGAGCCGGAGGCCGACAACTTCCAGTCGATTCGCAACGTCACCATCGGCCCGGACTTATAGCCATTGACGGTGCCGTAATTGCCACTGATGAGGGTCGTGACATCGGTGCGGGTTAGGGAATCCCACACGTCGCTCATCGGCTTCAACACGTTGAACAATGCGACTGGTGTGCCGATGGTGATGCCGTCCAACGGGATGCGGTACAAGGGCATGTCGTAGGTGGTGCCCCCGTCCAACGGGCTGGTGGTGTTCACGGCGGGGTCGGTGGGCGTGCCCGTGGTGGGCGTGCCCCTGACCACGACCAGTTTCGCGCTCTCGATGTTCTGCGAGCCCTTCGCATAGCGGCATACGATCAGGTCGTTGCGTTTCTGACCCTGCGACCCGTTGGTGACGATCAGGTCCTCGGGCGTGCCCTGGCTGACGTGACGCCCCTGCATGACCAGCTCGCCCGTGCCGATGGTCACCTTGTTCGCCGAAACGACCGTGATCTTGAGCTTGTCATGCACGTCGAGCACATAATCATCCAAGCCGAGAATGCCGGCGTTCAAACCAGCGGCCTGTTCCGCCGTGGCGTGAGCCTTGTTCGCGTACCCGGTGACGAGTTCAACCATTCTGCTTGCCTCCGTTCTGCATCCAACTGTCGAAGCTGTTATCAAAGTCCTTGAGCTTGTTCGCGTATTCCTTGTAATCCTGGTCGCAGAACAGGTAGTCGTGGCCCGTGCCGGTGGAGTCCAGCCGGTTGACGTTGTACCACGTCTTGATATCCGGGTCGTCCAAGTCCTTGTACCATTTGTGTTTCCCGCACCGGTCGCATTGCATGACCGTCGCATTGTCGATACGCGCCATAATCGGCTCCTTACTGTTTACTCGGCCTCATAATCGACGGACATCACGCCGCCCGAGACCTTGACGATTTTCTTGCTGATAGTCGCGTTGACGGTGATGCCGGTGAGATTATCCCTTGCGGTCACGGTGTCGCCCACGTCGAACACGATGCCCGAATCCTCATGCACGGTGACCTTCACCTCACCCTCGGACTGCAAGTCCTGAAGTTTCTTCTTCGTGTTCTTCGCCAACTCGTCCGCCTCGGCCGACGAATAGTCGTACACTTGGGCAATCTCGTCCAAACCCTTGAACGTCTGGGTTTGGGTGACGTTGCCTTTCGCGTCCGCATACCAGTGGACGACCACGCGGGCCGCCAAATCGCCCTTGCCCAGGCCGATGAGATGGTTCGGTTTGCGCCACGTGCGGGTCGCGTCGAAATCGATAAGGTCGCCGTCAATCGAGTCGCCGTAATGCGCGACCGGTTCGGCCCAGATGTTGACCTGGCCGGACGTATAGGCGAGCCTGAGTTTCAGTCCGTTGGCCGCGCACATCCTCTGCAAACCCGTATAGCAGTCCGTGTACCGGTCGAACTGGTATTGTTTGATGGTCGGGTCGTCACTGCCGTCAGGCGGTACAACCGCGTCGAACACCGAATCAAGCCCTACGCGGCTGATAAGCGAGCCGATGACCGTGCTGGCCGTGCCGCTCACGGTGAGATAATCCCTGCCCCTATCCGGCTCGAGGATCTTGTTCGCGAGCACGCCGTGCCACGTGCGCCCCGAGTAGGTGAGGGTGCTGACGCCGGCAGTGAGCTGGTCTTCCATCGCATCGACCACGCCACCGCATTCGCTGCCGTCGATGTAGATATAGGCACCCGCGTCGATGGTGGACGCGCCGCTCATGACAAGTTCGAAATCGTTTTCCTCCTTGCCCCACGCGCAATCCAGAGTGTAGTCGACGGCGGAACGGACATCGACGTGATTGGAGTCGGTGATAATCAGGTCCACCATGACGGCGTGCTCCTCTCCTGGATCACGGTCAGGTCAAAGCCGAAGCCGTTCCACTGCACCTGGTGTTCTCCGGCCGGCAACGGCTGGAAGATATAAGTGCCGCCGTTGATGCCGCTGCCTCGTTCGCCCTTGTCGAACACGTTCGTGGTGTCGCCGTTTTCTGCGGTCATGACGATGCTTCGTTGTCCCTCCACGCTGTTGACGGTCACATACGAGCCCGAGGGGATGTCCATGTGCAATTCATACCGGTTGACGCCGATGATGATGGCTGGCTGTGATACCGGCCCGTAGACCACCAGTTCGAACGGCATCGGCGAGACGGCATCGTTAGCGACCGTCGCGTTTCGTGTCGTCGGCAGGTAGTCGTGAGGGTAATCGTGCGGATAATCAAGGTCGAGGCCCGGTTGCAGCGCATCCGACCAGAAATGCTGCACGTCGTCACGCTTGTGCCACAGGCCGTCAAGCAATGCGACCGTGAGCGCGTACTTCGCGGGGCCGGGCGGATCATAGGATGGTTCGATGCCGGTGATGAGCGCGGTCTGCGACCAGCCGTCCACGGTGAGCAGGCCGGCGTCGTCCTTGCTGCGGGATGACGCCACGGCCTTGACGTCCGCGTCGAACAGTTCGCTCGCCACGTCCAACACGTTGAGGTCGGCGCATGTGGCCTCCAATTGGACGCTTGACGCGTTGAGAGAGGCGGAGTCAATGCCGTGCGCGGCCAACTCCACCTCCCATGCGTGCGTGCGCAGGCTCTCGATGCGTTTGACCATGAGACCGGCCGGGTCGATGAGATCAACGGCCCCAGCCGAAACGGCGCGGCTTGATCCTCCGCCTCGCCGGTAGGTCATCGACTGCATGACTGTCCTCCTGTTTTAGACGAGACCAAGCCTGCGCTTCTCTTCGCGGATGGTCATGGATGGCGTGTACTTAGCGATGGTCGGCCCCAAATCACCGTGCAATGCCTGCAGGTCGGAGCGCAGGCCGCGAAGCTCCACAAGCATCGACGCGAGGTCTGCGAGCCCATTCCCGGTTTCAGGCAATGGGGCGGAGCCCTCCACACCAATGGCGGAGCGCAACGTCATCGGCTGGAATGCCGACTGTGCGGCGGCCGTGACACCCTGCATCCGCTTCGCGATGTCACGCTGCAATGCGGGGGTGGCCTTGTCAATGCCCTCGCTGATGCCGGGCGGGATGTAGCGGCCGACTTCGTCGCGGAACACGCGGGACGGCGAATGGATGCCGAGCGCTTCCTTCGCCTTATCGACCAGTCCGGAAAGCGCGCCCTTGATCTTGTCGTACAATCCGCCGATGGCACCGCTGATGCCGTTCCACAGACCACTGATGAGCTGCGAGCCGGCGTTTTTGAGCAGCGAGCCAGCTCCGGCGAACACGCCCTTGATGGCGCTCACGATGCCCGACGCCAAGCCGCCGACCGCTCCGGCCGCGTTGGAAAGAATCGATTTGAAACTGTTCCAAGCTCCCGACCAGTTGCCGTTGATGAGGTTGGTGACCATGCTGATGACACCGGAAATAACGCCGACCACGCCCTGGATTACGCCTTGTATGCCGTCGATGACACCCGACACATATGGGAGCATCGCCTGCACCGCAGGCAACAACGTACCGGTGATGAATCCGATGATTGCGCTCACTACCGAGCCGACCACGCTGATGATGCTCTGGATGACCGGCATCAGCTGTTGGATGATGCCTGTGATGCCCGAGACCGCATCGGTTATGACTGGCACGAGCTGTTGGATGAGCGGCGTGATGGCGGTGACCAGCTGGCTAACGAAATCCATGACCTGCTGGATTACCGGGACGAGCGCGGAGGCGAGCTGGCTGATGACTTGGCCTATCATCGACACGATCTGCGAGGCGACCGGCAGCAGCGCGGCGATGATGTCCGCCAACGGTGGCAGCAGGCTGGACACGAGCTGGCCGATGAGCGGCGTGAGCGATCTGAGCGCGTTCATGAGCGGTTCGATGATCGTCGGGATGAGCGGTGCCAGCGACTGGAGTATGTCGCCGAACACTGTGATGAGCTCCGCGACAGAAGCGGTGATCACCGGCATGACCTGTTTGAACATGTCCTGCAGGCTTTTGCCGAACGCATCGAACGTCGGCTTCATTCCCGCGATCGTGTTCTTGAACAGGTTGAACGCGCCGGTGACCTGCGTGCCGAAGGCGTTGCGCAGTTCCGGCACCGTGGCGATGAGCGTGCCCAACGCTGCGACGACGATGCCGATGGGTCCGCCCAACGCGCTCAACGGGCCGGACAATCCGCCGAGCACCCCGCCGAGCAACGGAATCTTGGACAGCAATGGTGCGATGCCGCCTGCTCCGAGGGCCATGAATGCAGCTATCAGAGGGGCGATGGCGCTCTGCACGGGTTTGAATATCTCGCCGAACCCGTTGAATACGCTGCCGATGGCGTTGATCGCGTTCTGGAACGGTTCAGGCAGGAGCGTCACCAGATCCGAGAACAGGCTCGGGATGGCTTTGACGACGCTCTGGGCGATGACCTTCACGCGGGGCAGGATGTTCTTCAACGCAGTGCCGATGGAGTCGGCGAGCTGCTGGCTGAGAGCGCCCATGTCGGCGTTCTCGTTGCCCAGTCCGGCGAGCCAGTTCTGCCATGCGGCCTTCATCGAGTTCACGGACCCCTCGATGGTGGTCGCCGCCTCCTTGGCGGTCGTGCCGCTGATGCCGAGGCTCTTCTGCACTCGGCTGATGGCCTCGGTCACGTCGGCGAACGAATCGATGGAAAGGTCGTTGCCTTCCTTCATCACGCCCGGCAGCTTGTTCGCGTCGGCGATGAGCCGCTGCATTTCCGTCTTGGTGCCGCCGTAGCCGAGCTTGAGGTTGTCCAGCATCGCGTAATTGCCGCGAGCAAGCGACTGATACGTCTGTTGGATGGTCTGGATGTCGGTGCCCATCTTGTTGGCGTTGTCCGACATGTCGATGATGGCCTGATTGCCCATCTCTGCGGCCTTGGCGGTGTCCCCGCCAAGCGAACTGACCAACGAGGCCGCGAAGCTCGTGACCTGGTTCATATAGTCGTTCGCGCCGACGCCGGCCGTCTTGTACGCTTCGGCCGCGTACTTCTGCAC